CCCGAGGTCTCTCTCCGAGAAACGATCGCACAGATTTGGCGAAAGCATCGCACTGTCGTCGAGGGTCAGGAGAGTCTCAAGCTTAATCATTGCAGGTCCGGGATAAGAGCTAAGTAGGCAGACAGCGTAAGGACCTGTCCGGCAGAGGTGGTAGCGGTGCAGAGAATCTCATAGAGCACTCCGACAACCCCGCCGGTCAGAGTCACGTATGCGAGCGCTCCGCTCACACTCGCAGAGCCCTGGAGCAGCGCAGAGGGCGAAGCGTCGGTGCCGCTGTAGACTGACGCGCTACCCGACGCCCCGGTCAGAGTTTCCCCGGAGGCCAGACGCGACGAGAAGTCGAAAGTTTCCCGCCGGGTCTCCCCGAGTAGCTTAGGCGCGAGGACGATCCGACTCATCGACCGCGCACTTTCCCGTCGCCCCTGCTAGCCGGCTCGCGGGTAGGACGTTTCACAGAAGACATTTTTCAATTCCCTTTCAGTAGCCCGCCAGCTGTTTGCGCTGGGGAATAGGCTTGGCTTCGGTCGGGGGACGTTGCTGCTCAGGCGTCTTTACAGCCTTGGGGGTCTTGGCTTTTTTCATGGTGCAGGAGCCGGAGCAGGAGCCGGCACGAGAGCCTGGAGGTCAGCGAGCAGCGCAGCCGTAGCGGCTTGAATCTCATCCTCCGAGTTTCGCGCGACGAGGGCCTGCGCGAAGGTGGTAAGGGTTACGTCAAGAGCCATTGTGATTCCTTTTCAATATCCAGTTGTCATACTGCGTCCCGCAGACCCGCCGCGAGGAGCGCGCCGAACTTCTAACTCATCCTCTGGGAGGAAGTCTTCTTCTTCCACTGCGGCGGATTCGTCGAACCCCCTCACCAGAAGGGCAGTGGAGTCAAACTGGTCGTCGGCAAGCGCATCGGAAGTGCCTGTGAAGCGCAGGAGCTCCGCCTCGTAGGCCGCATACCAAGAGGCCGCTTTGTCGTACCGCATGGCTCCTGCGCGATGGCGCTTCTGCAGCGGCCGTCCGCGCACTCCCTTATCCTTCACAGGGTTGAGAACCCGGATGGAGAAAAAAACATCCCTTGCCGCCATCTCGTTGAAGATTGTCCGAGCAATCGCTTTCCAGATCACGCCACCCTCAACAATGAACTCGTCGGGATGCCAGCGCTCCTCCAGCTCGAAGAACACTTCAATCCACTCGAGAGGCTCCCACCTCCCCACCCGCTCGTCCCGGATGCAGATGGTGTTCGCAGCGCCCCTCGACCCAACGGTGAAGGAGGTGCGATTGGCTCTATCAGCCTTCGAGACCGCGAAGTCCACGCCCACCTTCACGTAGCCAGGGGCCTCGTAGTCTGCCGGCGTCATGGGGAGGAAGTCGTCTCGCCGCAGATAGGCGTCGCTGTTGTCGAAGGGGTCGTTGAGGTACTCCTGGGAGTAGCCCGCCGGATCGTGCTGGGCAATGTACCCTTCGCGCTTGCTACGCAGCCGCTCCTCACTCCACATCTCGGGCCAGAGGATGGAGGAGAAGTCATCGAACCCCTCGTGAGCTTTGTAGAGAGCGCTCACCCAGGTGTCATCCTTCATAATCCGCGCAAGCATCGCATCCTCGTGGAGGATCGTCCCGTGCCACCGAATCTTGCAGTTCCTCCGCCCGAGCGGCAGGAGTGCGCGCATAACCCACTGGCGAAACTTCCGCCGCCTGTCGATGTTCTCGACCTGCTCATCCTCCTCCATATCATCGCAGATGATAAGGCCGGGCCGTCTGCCATTCCACTTCAGCCCCCGAAGTTTCTGGCCGCTGCCCCGTGCGAGGAGCCGGAACTCATACCCGTCACGGCAGCGAACAATGATCTCGCTCTTCGAGTCGGTGAGGAACTTCTCCACGCCGAAATGCCGGATGAGGTCGTCGTTATCCCGAAGCTCTTTCGCAATATCCCCGAGGTGTCCGAGGCTCAGTTCCTCCGTCGCACTCACGATCAGGATGTGAGGCTCGATCTGAAAGAGCGCATTCGCCAGGGCGAAGTCGTGTGTCAGCGCGGTGGACTTCGCGTGTCCCCGAGGAGCGGCGATCGCAACCTGCGCGGCGTCCCGGCAGTACATCTCCCACCACTCCCGGTGACAGTCCGGAGTTGCCTGCGGATCATCGTACATGGGAGACAGGAAGGTTCCCGCGAAACTCTCGATCAAGGGAGCGCTGAGCCGGACTGTCATTCGGGCGGCTCCTCGAGGGCCCTAAGCCCCGTCTCAGATGGAGCCGCTCCCCCGTCGCGCAGCCACAGAAGGGCCGCAATGGCCCCTGCATTAAACAAGGAATCCTCGAACGCGCCATCGACCTGCTCCATCAGCCTCCCAATCTCGAGGGTGAGGGTCTCAAGGGGAACTTCGCGCATTAGCAATCTGTAACCTCCCCTTCAATCACGCGCCCCGAGATTCCGCGCTGGAGCGTGAGGAGCCGCTCAGCCAGCCTATCAAGGTGATCGGGAGGGAGAGCCTGCGGAGGAGCATTCCCGCCCAGCCCGAGGCTCTTCGCCCCCAGTTCCATCGCCTTGAGCACCAGCCCGTCCGGGACTACGCTCGCAGGGGCGGAGAGCTTTTCCTGAAGTATCTCGAGCGAGCGCTGCGTCATCGCCCGGAACCTGTCCTCGAGCGTCACCTTCAGAATCGGATCGACCAGGTCCTCCCGCCTCTCCGCGAGCTTCGCCCGAAACGCATCGCTCGTCATGATGATCGAAATCCAGCTTTGCGTGTACCCGAAGCGCGCCGCAAGCTCGCTCTGCGCCAGATACGGTTCTGCAATGACCATATCGACAAGAGCATCGTGAGTGTAGCGAAGGCGAGGAGGTGGCATTCTTCCCGGCGGGGATGGTGGGTGGGTATGCGGGAAAGATAGACTGTGGCAAGGGCGGTGTCAATGGGATGGGGGGAATGGACGATCTGGGAACCTATAACAAACTCGTAACGTGTTCACAGTTCATTTCCCGCTAAAAAATATTTCGGGGGGATATGTCGCGCGCGAGCGCGAGGCGTTTGCCCCCCACCGGCCTCGGATTTGGGGGCCCTCGGCCCTGGGCCTCGACATCGGCCGGGGACCTCGGCCTGGGACCTAGCGGGCAGGGCGGGCAAGCCGCTCGGGGGAAGGGCGAGGCGGGCAACGGATGGCCGCCGGTGGGCGGGTAGGCGACCAGGCGGTGGACGGTCGGACGGGCGGCGGCGTCCAGGCAGCGGGCGGCATGGCGGGAGATGGCATGGCAAGAATCGTGCCGACGGGATTTCGACACCCGATGGATTGGGCAAGAATCGTGCCAGACCTGATCGTAACGATTGACGAATCGGCCAAGACCCGATTGTGTTGCGCCTGTCCAACCTTGCGGAAAGCGTGCGCGATTACGCCGTGTACCATGGCCGCAAGCAACGGTGCGGTGACAAAGCCGCGCTGGCGAAAGGATCGACGCTGGCCGAGAAGGCCGAGGCCGTGCGCGAACTTGTCGAACATTACAACAACGGCGGCGCTTGGGGCCTTCCGTGCGGCACAACCGGCCCGCGTGGCGTCAACCATGCGATGTTGGTCGAGGCGATGCCACGCGCCCTGGGCGTCGGGTTCGCGAAGGCGGACAGCCTGGTGACCGGAATGGCCGTGAAACGGGGCATTTCGCTCGAGGACACGCGCAAGGTCTGGGCGGAAGCGGGCGACGTGAAGGCGGCGATCCGGGCCGAATCGGCCGGCGTGTCGGCGGATAGTCTAATGGCGGAAATGGACGCCGACGACTAGGCCGTAAATGGGCCCCCAAACGGGCCATAACGGCCCAAATTGGGGCGGGCGGGCATCAGGGCACATTACCCTATGTCCGCCCTTTTTGCGTCCCAATTTGGCACCTTATCGAGTGCGGTAGTAGCAGTATCATCATCATCATCATAGCCCCCCCCCTTTTCCCCTTGCACCAAAATAGGGCGGGTTATAATAGGTAGTGTATGAACTTTTTTTTTTTCTTCTTACACATTTTGCAAAACCAGGGCGAGAGGGTATGTCAAGATGATGATGATGCTACTACTACAGCACATCGGCGTAACCCCTTGATTTCATTGCGGAAATGAGCATTTTAAGATCATGCTACTACTACTACCGCACACCCGATGTTGCATTCGTGCAACGTCCCTTGCCGCTTTTTTAGGCAATTATCGCCACTTTTTTAGGCAATGTTGCGTGAAAGCCACACCCGCCAAACATACCATCGCGCCGATTGTTCTTACAAATTCGCATCCCGCGCATACGCATCCGCATCCCGTTCATGCACAATCCGGCCAAATCCAGTACGAATTTACCATAGCAATACCCCATCCATACCCTATACTACCCACATCGCAATCCATCCACCCACCACCACCATGACGCTAAAACGCTGGAAAACCCTGGAATTCCCCGCCGAGACAATCCTGTTCGTGGACGGCGAGCGCTGGGCGTCGCTCAACGACGACCGGCTGGTGCTCGAGCTTCCCGCACTCACACCGCTCGATCTCGAGAAGGCCGTGCAGCTGGCTTGGGGAATAGTCTCCCTCTACCGGACAAAGCGCAATGCGGGATAAGGAAGCGCTCGAGCGGAAGCAGCGCGCGGCGGCAATCTTCACCGATGCCGAGGTGCGCGGGTTCCGGGCTTCATCCCTTCCGGCGCGGGAACTGGCGGAAATGGCCTGCTGCGGGATTCGCACCATGCGGGACTTGCTGAAGGGGCGGACCTACGCTTGGGTTGAGCGGGAGACGGCGCGGGAGCAGCCAGCTCCCCTTGCGGGATTCAACCTCGCGGGAAGCCTCGAGCGGCTGCACAAAAGCCTGCGCGAACCCGAGGCGGTCTCCCCCGAGCGCGCAGCAGCTAATGCGGTGCTCGACCGAGGGCTGGTGGTTAGCGGGAAGGAACTGCCGGAGGAAACGGCAGCCTACTTCCCGGACAAACAATAGGTTCGCCGCACCTCAGACGCGGCACGAAGGAGAAAGAAATGGAAAGTTTACTCAAGGTGTTGATGGAACGGGACGGGCTCTCGAAGGACGAAGCCCTCCAGCAGATCGAGGAAGCGAGGGAGGAGGTGCTCGAAGGGGCAGACCCGGAGGAAGTGCTCGCGGATTGGTTCGGCCTCGAACCTGATTATGTGTTTGACCTTCTCGGCTAAAGGAGCCCCAAATGATGAACTCTAATCAAACCCTCCGCTTTCCGCGCACCTACCGAGAGGCGACTGGGATGGACGCTCATTTCGGCCGAGACCCGGATGCGGTTGTCGCAATCGGCCTCGGGCTTCTCGCGGCATTCCTCCTCGGGCTCGGACTGGGCCTAGTGCTGGCCGTCTAGGCATCCGGTGTCGAGAGGGTCTCGGCTCGAGCCCTCTCCGCAACGGGTAATGGCGAGTCGCCCTTTTAAAGGCTCGCCAATTTTAGGAGTTTTAGCCATGTCAAATGTCAAGCAAGTTAAACAAACAGAAGGTCTCGAGGGTGCACCAGAGGGGACAGCACAGGAGGCAAAGGCTCCTCGCACAGTCACCCATGTAACCATGACAGGCGGCCGCGTGGTCGAATTCGCAGGCAAGCGCAAAATGCTGAAGGAGGTTATTCAGACTCCCGAAGGCGTTGCGGTGCGCTTTGACTTCCTGGACGGAAACACGCTGCTGGCCGTTGTTCCCAAACAGCATCTGGCTTACGCGGCAGGCTACGGCTATGCGCAGAAACTCGGAGGCGAGGTTGTTGGCGCGAAGGACGAGGCGGGCAACCCCGCATCCGCCGAGGATATGTTCCTAGCGGTCGAAGCCCTGCACACTCGCCTAACGAACTCGGATAGCTGGAATAGTGTCCGAACCGCTGGCGAGGGCTCCGGCGTCTCTGGCGCGGGGATTGTCCTGCGGGCGATTGCCGAGGTCAGCGGAAAGAATATCGCCACTGTCAAAGCCTTCCTGGATAAGAAGATGGCGACCGCTGCTGCAGCCGGCCAGAAGCTCACCCGGAAGATGCTGTATGACTCGTTCAAGCAGCCGGGCACCCCGACGGCGGCTGTTATCGAGCGTCTCGAGGCCGAGCGCGCGGCCAAGGCTCCGGCCAAGGACGCGCCCGTGGTAAGCGCGGCAGACCTGATGGCCGAAATGGGCTGACGGTAAGGCTTCACGCCCTCTTCGCAGGATAGAAGAGTGAGCACGTAACCCCAACATTATAGGAACCTATCATGTCCCTCTCCTACCCAGTCCCCTCTCGCTGCGCCTATCCCACCTCCCCCGGAAAGTTTGGTGAGCGCCCTTGGAATGAAACCGACGTTCGGCGGGCGGGTCGCGCTGGAGCCTGGTTCGGACCTTCCACCCTCTTCGCGGATGACGAGGCCCGGCGAGCCGCGCAGGCCCTCACCGAGCTCCACTTTCTCGAGCTCGCCACTCCCCCGGAGGCCTGAGCCATGCCCGCTCCAAGAGCCCTTGTTCCAACCGAGCACCTCCATGTAAAGCTCGAAGCCCCGATCCGGGCTCAGATGGACCTCCACCTCTACTCCCCACTTGAGGAGCGTGTTCCGAAAGGAGCGCACAAGGCGTTCCTCGAGGGCCTAATTCGCGCATTCTTCCACTCTCGCACGCTCCCACTCGAGGCGCACGGCTTCCCCCCTGGGTATTACGTCCAAGGTCCGGCGGAGATGGTGGAGGCACTCGAGCGACGGCTATCGAAAGGAGCGATCAAATGAGCCCCGAGGAGGCCCTCAAGGCACTTCACGAGATCGAGGACGACACGGTTAGGAAAATCCTCGAGAACCAGGAACTCGCCCACCGACTTAACCACCTCCTCAACTTCACGCGAGAGGCCATTAAAGCCCTCACTTCACCCACTTCTCCTAAGGAATCACCATGACACCCGAGCTTAACGCCAAGATAGCCGTCTGGAGGCAAAAGGCCCTCGATGGAACCCTCGCCCTCGATGAAATGAAAGAGGCCATTAGCGCGCTGCGCCAAGGCCGCGTCTCGGCAGGCATCGCCTCCGCCACATCTCGCGCCAAGAAAGCTAAGGTTGAGGTTCCCTCTGCCGCAGACCTCCTCACGGAAATGAAGTAGACCATGTCCAAGACCTGCCGAACCTGCATTTCCTTCTCCCCCTACCAGCATGAACCAAACCTGGGAGAGTGCCGCGCAAATCCCCCCGTGCTTCAGTGGATTGTCCTCCCGCAGGAAACTCTCAAAGGAAGGGAGCTCGTCCCAACACCCGCCTGCGGCTTTCCCCAAGTTACCTTCTCCACCTGGTGCGCCAAACACACCCCTTCTCCCGCCGTTCTATCCTAACCTCTCGAGGCCCCATCATGCCACGCTATCCATTCCCCGAAGTCATCGACAACACCATCCGAAGCGCATTCGTCACTTGCCCACGCTACGCCGAACTCGCGTACATCCAGCACTGGAAATCCAAAATCCCGAATGTCCACCTTCACGCTGGCGGAGCCTACGCCCACGGTCTCGAGAAAGCCCGGCTGGCCTACTTTACCGAGGGCGCTTCCCCCGAGATCGCCTTGGCGCAAGGCCTCCGGGCTCTCCTCGAGTTCTACGGGGAGTTCGAGTGCCCGCCTGACTCAGCCAAATCCCTCGAGCGAATGCTCGGCGCACTCGAATATACCTTCGACCAATACCCTCTCGAAACCGACGCGGCGAAGCCCTCCCTGATCTCCCCCGAGCGGCACGGCATAGAGTTCTCCTTCGCCGAGCCCCTTCTCGACGTACTTCACCCCGAGACGGGCAATCCCCTGATCTACTGCGGCCGGATGGACCAAGTCGTCGACTTCGCAGGCGCTCGCTACGGGGAGGACGACAAGACGACCTCCAGTCTTGGAGCCTCGTGGTCGAAGCAGTGGGACCTCCGCTCCCAATTCACCGGCTATTGTTGGGGAGCGCAGCAAGCGGGTATCCCCCTCTCCGGCTTCCTCGTCAGGGGCGTTTCCATCCTCAAGACGAAGTATGACACCCAGCAAGCCATCACCTACCGTCCCCAGTGGATGATTGACCGCTGGCGCGCGCAGCTTACCCGGGACCTCAATCGAATGAAAGCCGCCTGGCTCGAGGGCTACTGGGACTACAACCTTGACGAGAGCTGCAACCACTACGGCGGCTGCACCTTCCGAAAAGTCTGTCTTTCCCAAGACCCTACACCCTGGCTTGAGACCGAGTTCGAGCGCCGGAGATGGAACCCCGTTACCCGCGAGGAGGAGGTGATATGAGTTCATTCAGCCTCACCTTAGACCGGCAGTGGCAAACTGACGCAGGCCCCACGGCGCTTCTCTTCCGAGTTGTCAGTGCGCGCTTCTTTTCCTACTGGCTCGGGTATGTGGAAGTGCCGTCAGATTCCTCTCTCTACGAGAAGGAGTACACCGAGGCGGGCATCAAGGTGCGCGGCAACCTGACCTACTCCGGCAGGCTGTCCGACATGCCAGAGTACAACCCCCAGAACGGCTGGTTTCTCGGGTTCGACGTAGCCAGTTTCCGAAAGCCCGAGACGCGCGCTTTCTGCGTCTACCAGTGCGAAGAGATTGCTCGCCAAATCGTCGAGACCGATATGGACTCCGGCGACTGACAGTTCCGCCCCTAGAGGCTCTTCCCGGGCCTCTAGTGGATGCGCTGTTGCATCAATCCAACCTCTCGGAGCCCATCATGCCCTCTCTCACCATCCCGTCCTTTGCCGGACTGACAATCGAGCCCACCGAAGATTCCATCGAGCTTACCCAGACGCGCGGTTACACCTCTAACATGATCATCATCCCACGAGCGCTTCTTGACGAAGTGATTGCACAAATCCTGGCCGTTCACGCCGAGCCTTTCCCGGAGGAGTCTGACAATGAACCTACTGATAATTAAGGCCGCCGGCCAAGACTGGGACGTTCAGTTTACTTTTGACGAGAACTCCGCCCAGAGCGCAATCTCCCACGTCTCCCAGCACGGGTACGAGTGCACACGCCCCCTTCCCTCCCTTCACCAAGTCCTATCCGAGCCGTTCATGCAATTCCTCGCGCAGGCGGTGTTTGAGCGCTTTGTTAGTGAATTCACAACCTTCGGCCTCCAGGACGCCGACGCGCGGCCTCTCGCTCAATGCGTCAAATCCAAGGAACTCTCATGACAATTCCATCCCCCTCCTCCCTAATGGGCCCGAAGATTCTTCTCGAAGGTCCCGCAGGCACCGGCAAGACCTATGCGCTCGGCACACTGGCCGACTGGGCCGAGGCCAACGGCAAGCAGATGTTTGTCCTCTTCACCGAAAACGGCCTCGAATCACTTCTCGGCTACTGGCTTGATCGAGGTCTTGAGGTCCCGAAATCCCTCCACTACCACTCCACCATAACGAAGCCCCTATCGCTCAAGTCCCTCATGACCGCAGCGGATTCCGTCGGCCGCCTGTCCTACGAGGCCATCACGAAGATGATTGATCCGAATCGAGGCGGCATCAATAACGCCTTTCACGCTATCCTGAGTGCCTGCGCCGATTTCCCCGACGATCGCACAGGAGAGAAATTTGGGGCTGTCGATTCCTGGGGTGTCGATCGAATTTTCGCCATCGATACGCTTAGCGAACTCTCAAATGCCGCCTTCAAGATGGTGATTGGGTCAAAGCCCACTGCCTCCATGCCCGACTACGGCGTTGCGCAGAACAATTTGATGAACTTCCTGCGCCTCTGCACCCAAGGCATCCCCTGCACTTTCGCCATTACCGCTCACGTCACTCGCGAGACCGACGAGATCACAGGCGGCATCAAGCTCATGACCAAGAGCATCGGCAAGGCCCTCGCGAATGAAATTCCTCAGCTCTTCAGCGACGTTATCTATACCGTGCGCGAGGGGGATAAGTTCTACTGGGATACTGCCGCAGCCAACGTTGACGTGAAGTCCCGGAACCTCCCCATCAAGGCCCGCCAGTCTCCCGACTTCGGCCAAATCATGGCGAAGTGGACTGGGCGCGGAGGAAAGTGAAATGAAAATCCGATACTGGCCCGATGGAGAATGGTGCTTCGAGGCAATGTCGAATCCCCCCGGCCACCTCGCCGAGGATGCGCATGACGCCATTCTCCCAGGGGGAATCGACGAGCTCCGCCAGATTGACGAGTTTGTCAACGAGCTCCTCGATTCCGCCCGCTTTCACCCTTAAGATGTGTTGAGCAGTCTTGGCAGCTGCTCCCCTAGTTGTACCGCCTAACAACCCTTAACATCAATGGAGTTCACATCATGTCATCTTTCGATCCCTCT